CAGGTCGAAAAGCTCAACGCCTATCTCGAACGCGCTACGACGGCGGGCGGCTACGGTCCCTACATCGGCGGCGGCGCGGCTGTGAGCGGTGGTCTCGCAGGCGCGGCGGGTATCAATGATATCGGCCGCAATGTCCCGGGCTCGACACCGGGTAGCACTGGCCAAGGCTACAGTGGTGGCGGAGGCGGTGGAGGCGGCGGAGGAGGAGGAGGAGGGGGTGGCGATGGTGGACGGCGCGGCAACGGCACCACGTCGACGGCGGGCAACGGCAGCACGTCGGGCGGCAACGGCGCGACGGCGGGCAGTGGCGGCTCGGGCCAGGAGTTGAATGGTCCGCAAGCGCTGGCGATCGCGCGCCAGCATCTCTCTGAAGATGAAATCAAGGACAACGGCAAGCTTTCCGAGTTTTTTCAAAAGAACGACATCAAGATTAACCCGGCTGCGGTTCCGTGGTGCGCGGCCTTCGTCAACGCGACGCTGCACGAAGCGGGCGTGAAGGGTACTGGTTCGCTGGCGGCGGCGAGCTTCATGGAATACGGCAAGGCGGTTTCGCCCGACGATATTAAGGCGGGCGATCTCGGCGTGTTTCCGCATCACGTCGGCTTCCTCACTGGCCAAACTCGCATGCAGGGCGGCGTGCTGCAGGCCGAGATGCTCGGCGGCAACCAGGGCGGCACGGCCTCCGGAAGGGGCGGCGTGTCGACGTCGTGGCGCAATGTCCCGGGAATGACGCTGCGGCGGCCCGGGTACGGTGACGGCAAGCCGAAGAGCCTGGAGAACGCGGCAGGCCTGAACGACATTCCGGGCGGCGCGGTTCGTGGTGGTGGTGGCAGTAGCGGCGGTGGCGGGGCTAGCGGCGGTTATGACGATGGCGCAGGCGGCGTCCCGACATATGCGCAGAGCGAGCGTGACAACAGATCAATCCCGGCATCGCAGCGCTACAACAATCCCGGGGCGCAATGGCCAAGCAAGGAGACTGAGAGGTTTGGTGGAGTTAAAGCCAATGAAGGCGTGATCGGCGGCGGCAACAAGATTGCATGGTATCCAACTCCGGTCCACGGCCTCGCGTCGAACATCGCGCTTGCACAACGTCTCTATGTTGGCAAACCAATCGGTGCGGCGATTAGCAAATGGTCCAATGGCGGACGCAATTCGGTGCCGGGCTATGATTCCAATCAAATCCTGACTCCTGAAATCGCTAACGACCCGAAGTTCTGGCAAGCGATGTCGCATGCCGAGTCAGGGAGGAACACGGTCTCGCGCGGGCAGGTTACGCGAGCCATGGAAATGGTGAGGGCTGGCAGCGCGGAAGCCTATGAGCGACAACAAGTCGATCGCGGCGTGCTCGACCGCAGCGGCATTGATCGCGCCAACGGCGGCGGCGCGCAGACCCACACCGGCAAGCTCGACGTCGATGTGAAAGCACCGCCAGGATCGAAAGTGAATTACGCGGGCACCGGGCTCTTGCGACCAACCAGCATGCAGCGGCAAGTACAGATGCCGGAAACCGAGCGCGGCCCGACTGCGGCGGGCACGGCGGCGCAGTATGTCGCGTCGCAAGGTGGCGGTGGTGGTGGTGGCGGCGGAGGAGGGTGGTAGCGAATGGCTAGGATCACCGAACTCGCATCCGGTATTGCGTGGCGTGGCAAGCTGATGCCAGCATTGTTTCGCGGCGCGCGTTTTCATGTTGATACTGGCGTGCGTGAATCTGGCCGCCGCATCGTCCCGCATGAATTTCCCAAGCGTGATACGCCTTATGCCGAGGACATGGGCCGCAAGGCGCGCGACTTCACGGTTCGCGGCTACATCATTGTTTACCCAAAAGACGTGCTGGCGATGGACCTGCAAAAGAAGAATTACTTGCCGGCGCGCGACAAGCTGATCCTGGCGCTCGAAACTGAAGGCCCCGCCGACTTGCAACTCCCCTTGCTCGGCGTCATGAAATGCGCTGTGCAGCGCTATCGCTGCACCGAGGAAGATCGCTTCGGCGGCTACTGCGTTTTTGATATGACGTTCACCGAATATGGACAGGCCCCCGCGCAGGGCAATCGCAACAGCGCTGCGGGCGTCAATTATTCTGCCACCGAGGGCGCAACCCTCGTGATGACGCAACTTGAATTGATGATCAATCAAGAGATATCGCAGCAACCGAGGCAGCCTGTGTTCAATCCTAATAATCCGCAACCGCAACCGAAGCTTAGTTTTAATCCCGGGGGCGGTGCATGATTCCGATCGGCGATGTTCGTGAAGCGGCCGACATTGCCAGTCTCGCTGTCACATTGTTGCTCGGTACTTCGAGCGATCAGCAAGGGCGATCCGGGTCTGACCTTCGGCGCGCCTGCGGCGACGTGCTCGCTAATGGGCAAAGTTACATCGTTCACAATACGATCGGGCCCGCGCTCAACGGCTGTTTTATCCAGGCGCGGCTGACCGGCGCGACGCTCGATGAATTCAACAACATTCGCGCCGAAATTGATGCCGTTGCCACGGTCTCGCAGGTGGCGATCATGATTCAGCAAACTTGCGTCGCGTTCTGCCTGCAGCAAATGGCGCAAGTTCTGGTTACCATCACTTTCACGTCGCGCGAAGATGTTGATCGAGTGCGGGTGCTTTTGGTCGCCGCCTTCGCCGCCGCCGAAGAAACTGCTGCTGACGAGATGGCTTCGGCGATCTATCGTTCGCTGATTAGTCTCGATGCCGCCATCATGTTTTTTCTTTACGATACGGCGCGACCACTGCCGCAGATTCTCGATTTCCAATTCGCCGCGATCAGGCCGACGTTGATCCAATCTTATCGCCTCTATAGTGACGCCTCGCGTGCCGATGAGTTGCGCAACGAGAACAAGGTCGTCCACCCTGCTTTTTCACCGAGAATAGGAAGGGCGCTTTCGTTCTGATGCCATGCCAAACCCAGCCGAAGAAGCCGTACTGATCGTTAAGGATCAAGAATTTTTCGACTGGGAATCGGTGCGCGTGACGCATCGTTGGAAGGAGGGTTGGCCGCTGTTCTCGTTCACCGCGTCGGAGCGCGACAACCTGCCGACCGCTTGGACTGATCTGCAATTTAAGCCGGGTGATCCGTGTACCATCACGCTCGGCGGCGAACTCGCGCTGACCGGGATCATTACCGAACGGCAGACCGCCTACGACGCCAACAATCATACTGTCCAATTGTCGGGCGTTGGCAAGAGTTGGGCGGCCTCGACCTCAAGTCTCTACCACAAGGACTCTAACTTTGACGGCAAGAACTTGACGCAGATCGCCAACGAGGTCTTTGAGCCCTACAACGTCGGCGTCAAAGTGATTGGGACCGTCGATGACACGCCGTTTGATCGAATCTCGGCGCATCCCGGTGAGTTGTGTTGGGATTTCATCGATCGGCTTGCGCGCATGCGCTCGACCTCGCTTGGTTCCGACCATCTCGGCAATATGCTGCTGATTGGTCAGCACGCCTACCCGGTCGTCCAGCAACTGCAAGAGGGTTACAACATCCTCAAGATGCAGTGCGTCATTTCCAATCAGATGCAGAATACGATGCTCGCGGTCGATGCTCAGAAGGCGGTCGAGGATGGCACGCCGCCGAGCGAGAGCAACGAGATGGAAGCGACCGCGAACGGGACCATGAAATCGGTCTTTAAGTTTTTACGATTGGTGACTGAGCAACCGGTAAAGACGCAGCAAGAACTCGAAGCGCGTGCCAACTATGAGAACATTCAACGCGAAGGTACGTTGATCGAGGCGCATGTCACCGTGCAGGGCTGGCTGCGCGACGGCGCTAATCTCTGGCGCTGCGGTGATGATGTTTGGGTGATCTCGCCAATGGCCATGCTTAACATGGCGATGAAGATTCAAAGCGCTACTTTCACCCAGGACAATAATTCGGGTACGACGACGACGCTGGAGTTGGTGCTGCCGTGGCTGCTTAACGACAAGGTGTATGCCACCGGGCCGCTCGATGTGCCACCGCCCGCGCCAGCCGATAATTCCGATCCACTCAATCCTCCATCGAACCCCCTCAGTCAGCACCATTGAACGTCAGGAGATTTTCAAATGCATCGGCAGACCATGCTCACCGCCGGCTTCACCGGTTACACTGGCGCAGGCGCGCGTTCGCTCGTCGATACCATCAATGACGAAACCGGCATGCAGGAAATGAAGGGTAGCTTCATGAAGGCGGAGGGGCGCGATCGCATCGAGTCGCCGCAGAACTATGGCTTCACTTCCGTGGTGCGACAGGCGACCAAGGACGCGCAAGGCAAGATCACCGCATGCGCCGAGGCCTACATCAACTTTCTCGGCGGTAATCGGAGTTTCCCAATCGCCGCTGTAATGGACGATCGGCGCTACCGGCCGTGGGGTATGAAGCAGGGCGAGAATGCGCAGTACGACGATCTTGGCCAAATGACGCTGATGCGGCGCACCGGGCTTTATCTGCTTTCGCTCGACGGGCCCGATGACAGCCAGCAGCAAAGTCAAAACGCTCCAGGACAGCACGACGGCACGAGCGGCGGGCAGCAGCAGAACGTCGCGCGTATGGTGTCGCTGCGGCATGTGCAGAAGAGCAAGCAGCCACGACCGCAAAAGCAACAGCAGGGCGGTCAAGGTGGCGGCGGCGCTTCGGCTGGCACGCAAGCAGCGAGCAGCGGCCAGCAGCAAGGCCAGGACTTCAAGCACGAAGGCGAGACCGTTAATACCGAGATACGCTGCACCGCCGGCCGTATCGAATTTCGCTCCGGCGACAGCGTTGTCGGCTACTACGACAAGGGTGCCGACACTTGGTATTTCAAGGGCAAGATCGTGACGCTTGAATCTCCGACTCGCGTCGAGACTATTGGGCCAACTTTCCTTGGTCTCGATAAGACCGGCGAGAAGGGCTCTGTCGTCGTGACGGTTGACGGTAATGCCAAGCAGACCAGCGCAAAGGTTAGCTGATCATGCCTGACATCCGGCTTGTCCAAGACCCGCGCTGGCCGAAATACGATGTCAGCATTGACTGGTCGTTGCTCGATGACGGTACGCTCGACGACTCGCAGGCGCTGGCTTCGGCGGTCATTGTCGCGCTCGGCACCAATGCGCTGGCGCAGCCTGATGACGTGCTGCCCGATCCTGACAGCACTGACCGCGCCGGCTGGTGGGGCGATCTCGACGCCGCTGAGTTGTTCAACGGCTGGCCGATCGGCTCGCGGCTTTGGCTTTTGCGCCGCAGTAAGATTGTTGGACCGGAAGACTCGGAAGGCGCAACGGCCGCGCGCGTCGAGCAGTACATTCGCGAGGCGATCCAGCCATTCGTCGATATGAAGGCAGCATCGAGTTTTGATGTCGAAGTTGATCGCGTCGATGTGCAGCGCATCGACGCCTACATTGTGATTTACCGTGGCCCGAAAACGCCGGTCGATTTGCGCTTCCAGATTCTCTGGGACGAGATAGCGCCAGGAGCGAGCTAAATGGCCCCGTGGGATACGCCGAGTTTATCCGAAGTACGCTCGCTGGTCCGCGACGATATCCGCTCGACCTTGCCGGGTGCCGATGCCAGCGTTCCGAATTCAGTGCTGCGCGTTCTTTCCGACGCACAGGGCGGGCTCTGCCATCTCACGCTGCAATACGTCGACTGGCTATCGCTGCAACTCTTGCCCGACACCGCCGAGACTGAATGGCTTGATCGTCATGGTCAGATTTGGCTGGTCAAT